AATAAATAATGGAAAATAATCAAAATAATAACCAGAACCAGCCGCAAACATCTAACAGTCAGACTCAAAACCAAAGCAATACAGCACAAAACAGTGCGGCACCTGCTATTGATTATGACAAGATACAGCAGATGTTAAACGGTACCTTGGCTGCTAAAGAGGATACGGCGTTAAAAGCTTACTTTAAACAACAGGGACTTAGTCAGGAAGAACTTGAGCAGGCTGTAACTACATTCAAGCAGCAAAAGGCAGCTAATCAACCGGATGTAACTGCTCTTAAGTCTGAACTGGATACATATAAGCAGCAGGCATTAAAAGCTGAAATAGAAAAAACAGCTTTATTTGAGGTATTAGGCTTAGGAGTTGATGTTAAGACCGCACCTTATGTAATCAAGATGGCTGATTTATCAAGTGTGTTAGGTCAGGATGGTAAGATAAATCAGGAAACAGTTAAAGCAGCCATATCAAAGGTTCTTGAGGATATACCGGGATTAAAACCCTCACAGGCTCAAGCCGGTGGATTTGTACAGGTTGGTACCGGAAATACGGGAGACGGTCAATCACAGGCTGATAATGCAGCTTTAAGAGCAGCATTCGGGCTTAAGTAAAAACAGAAAGGAATAAATTGAATGGCAGTTTACAATTACGCAGAAACATTTTCAAACTTGTTACAGGAAGTTTATAAAAAGGAACTTTGCTCAGATGAGCTTACTCAAAGTAATCAGGGAGTAACATTTATAAATGCACAGACTATAAAGCTTCCCAGAATGAGTGTATCAGGTTATAAGGATCATACAAGAACTCCAGGATTTAATGCAGGTACGCTCAGTAATGATTGGGAGGCTAAGAAGCTTACCCATGACAGGGATATAGAAATATTTATTGATCCCATGGATATAGATGAGACAAATCTTACTCTGTCTGTTGCAAACATACAGCATACTTTTGAAACAGAGCAGGCAATACCGGAAAAGGACAGTTACAGGTTTTCAAAGCTTTTTTCAGAACTTACAACCTATTCCGGAAGAATAGACCATACAGTTATCACTGCGGCTAACTTCCTTGAGGCATTTGATGAGGAGATGTCAAGAATGGATGAGGCATCCGTTCCGGAAGAGGGCAGAATACTTTATGTAACACCTGCTATGGCTAAGATAATCAAGGAAGCGGAAGGAATACAAAGAGTAATGTCCGTATCCGCCCCAAATAAGATAGTCAGAACCGTACATTCTTTAGATGATGTACAGATAAAGAAAGTACCGTCATCAAGAATGAAGACTGTATATGATTTTACAGACGGATGTAAGCCGGGCAGTGCCGCAAAGCAAATCAATTTTATACTTATACATCCTACCTGTGTGGTGGCAAGGGATAAGTACAGCTATATTAAGCTCTTTACTCCGGGTACTGACTCAAGAACCGCTGACGGCTACATCTATCAGAACAGAAACTATGGAGATTTGTTCCTGCTGGAAAAGAAAGTGGCAGGTTGTGCCATGAATGCACAGGCATAGGAGGTGGAGTAAGTGAAGGCAATAAAAGATAATAAAGAGTATACTGTTACCAACGAGTCAAAGCAGCATTACATAGATACCGGCTTTGATATCGTTGATGAAAATGGTGAGATCGTAGAGTATGGTAGAGGTAAAATGGTGAGTCTTGAGGAGCATAACCAAGCACTAGAAAGAATTAAAGAGCTTGAAGCTCAGCTTAAATCAAGTGCAAAACAGGAAGATAAGCCTGAAAAAGAAGAGGTCAAGTCTGACAAGGAAGGTAAGAAGTAGCTATGGCTTATAC